CACTACACACACAAATATGAACGGTTACATTCAAGCCGACATCCTCGGCCGTACACGAGGATTTAAGTTCGGCATGCTGGCTGTCCAGCAGATAGGCATGGAGATGCAAAAGTTAGGCAAGGTCTTCGGGGATAACTCGATAGACCTTGCCGCCGTGCCCGTCATTATCTACTGGGGTCTTTTCAATAATTGCTACATCAAGAAGGAAGACCCGGACTTCACCTTTGAGGATGTGGTAGATTGGGTTGATAGTAATATCGGAAATCCCGATTTATTTACTCCCATCCTTCAGGCATTCTACGACTCCAAGTTTCTTCAGCCTACTCAACAAGCACCGCAGGAAGAGCAAAAAAAAAGTTCGACCTCGACACGCAAGAAGGCTGGGACAAGTTAAGGGCGCACGTCACCGGTGAGATAGGTCGCAGTGACTACGATGCGCTAACTTTCAAGGAAGTGTCGCTCATCATCGAAGGATATCAAGAGCGGCTGATTCACGACTACCGCAACACGCGGCTCGTCATGTTCATGATGGCGAAGATGTGGGGAGATCCCAAGAAGGTACCTGACTCACCAGAAGCGTTGTGGAAACTGCCGGGTGATGCGGATGCCGGAGTGACAGAGGCCGACATCGCCGAGATGTTTCGTAAATTGCGCTCAAAGGAGCAAGGTGGCTAACGAAGCATTACAAATAATTATCGGAGCAGACACAAAGGACATGTCTGCAGCACTTCGGCAAGCTCGGAAAGAAATTGACGATTTTGAGAAGAAGGTCGGCCTTGTGGCACAAACATCCGGGAAGGCAAATGTTGCACTCGGAAACCTTGGCCGAGTCGCATCCGATTTACCATTCGGATTTATTGCCATCGGCAACAACATCGAGCCACTTATTCAGTCGTTTCAGTCGTTAAATCAATCAAGCGGTGGTCTCAAGGGTGCGCTAAAAGCAATCGGCACAAGTCTTGCAGGCCCTACTGGCATACTCCTTGGGTTTTCACTTGTCAGTGCAGCGGTAACGGTAGCCATTCAAAAATATGGCTCTCTTGACAAAGCATTGAGTGCTTTATTTGGCACACAGACTGCATTTGATAAAGAAGTCATAAAGGGCGCAGAATCAATTAAGAAGTACAATGAATCTGTGCGTAGTGTAGCCGAAGCGCAGAACGCTGCAAACGCTTCAGCATCTGCGGAAGGTGCAAAGGTTCAGGCACTTGCTTCCATTGTTCTTGACACCACCAAGTCATACAACCAACGGAACGAGGCACTGCGGAAGCTTAAAGAGATCAACAAGGACTATTTCAGTGATATCGACCTTGAGGGTAGGAAACTTGGCGTACTAAAAGAAAGAGTCGATCAATTAACTGAATCACGCATCCAGGATGCGATTGCGCGTGAGTACGAGGGTGATATTGCCAAGACTACTAAAGAAATAGGCACACAGACCAAAATTCTCAAAGGCTATAAGCTTGAAGCAGCACAAGCCAAGGCGCAACTTGCTGCGTTCAATGCTGAACAAGAAAAAGGCGGCAGAATCATCCCGTCAGCATCTTCGACAACGGGCGCATCTGTTGACAGACAAACAAGGACACAAGAAGCTTTGCAAGCGGCACTTGACAAGGCAAATTCTAAAGTTTCCGAGCAGAATAAATTAGTAGCTGGCTTAACTGCGACTAATAATGATTTTCGCACTTCGCAGAAAGAAGCAATTCTCCGGAATCTTGAATTGTCCACAAGCATCAACGCTGTAAGCGATGCAAACAAAGCAAACAGCGAAACTGCCAAAGCCAATGCGGCGGAGCTAAAGAGGCAGACAGAAGAAGCAAAAAAACAAGCAGAAGAACGGAAGAAACAACTCGCTGAAATATTGGCACGCGGAAGCAAAGTGCAGACGCTTGACTTCACATCCTTCTTCGACCTTGACCCGGCAGCTGCACGGGATAAATATACAAAGCTGTTCGCTCCGGTGACGAGTGCCTTCGAGGAAGCACTGGCACCATCACGCGGACAACTGCGCAGAGATGTCCAGATAGTACCTTCTGAAAGCGTACAGCAGGCCATATCATCGCTCAATGTAGTGCGTGACAATGTGAAGCTCGTCAGCGACTCGTTCACGACCTTTCTCGCTCCTGCCATCGACAGCGCATTCAACGCTCTGGCGAACGGCACAAGCGTAATAGATGCGGTAAAGAATAGCCTGCGGGGTCTGCTTGCACAACTTGCTGCCAATGCGGCAAAAGCTCTTCTTCTGAAGGCTGCTCTTTCCTTCGTGCCGGGTGCCGGGGCATTGGCAGGCGCAGGCGGTGGCGGTGGCATCCTGGGCGCACTTTTCAGCGGTGGTGGACTGCCCAGACTTTCAGGCGCAGCAGCTCCCACCTTCGGTGGAGTCAGCGCCTTCGGCGGTGGTCTGCAACTTGCCGGCCAAGTAGTCTTCACGCAGCGCGGCACTGACCTTGTTGGGGTGCTAAATAGCTCAAACGCACGCATAAATCGGGTAGGTTAATGGCAGCAGTCAAATTCTTCATGGAGTTCGAGAACGTGCAGGGTGATCTCTGCACGGTGAATTTTATCTACGAGGATTACAATGATGCGCCGATAAGGCTCTACGGCGGCCCGCAGCCGTTCGTCTTGGGGGAGTTCAACACTGATGACGATCTGTTCAAACCCATGCGACCACAGCAAGCCACCATTCAGGTACTTGCATCTGCCGGCGGGGTCAGCATCGAGGACTTCCTGCCGGAGAATGATGAAGATGTGACGGTGCGCTTTGACTTCGGTGACTTCGGAGGATATTGGCAAGGCTACCTCTCTTTAGAGGACATGGAAGAGACTTGGATCAGCACGAACCACATCCTGACGTTGAGAGCAGATGAAGGCTTTGGTCGGATGAAGCAGACGCAACTCAATGATGGAACGGGGGCAGCACTCTCCGGGCCGCATGATATGTTCAATCTCATCCAGTACGCTGCTGACGATGTGGTCGGGAACTTCTTTTACACGAGGATATACAGCAATCTGCTGAACACTGCGATGACCACGACATCGAACCAGACCGGTCTCGATCAAAGCTATGTCAATGTCCGCACATTTGAGAAGGCACCCAATGAGTACGAGGATAGTTACACCGTGCTTGAGAAAATCAACAAAGCATGGAATCAAACATTATTCCAATGGAATAGTTTGTGGATCATTCTGCGCATCCCTGAACTCTTCCGCACGGGCAATCTTGTCGGCTTCAACACGAACCGGCCAACAGTAGGCAACCGGCAAGCGGTGAACAAGCGGTACGACATCGAGGTCGGAGTGCAAGAAAAGGTCAAGCCTATTGTGCCGGAGATGCTGAAGACCATCATCAAGCCGAGCAAGCGGAGCACATCAGTCTTTAAGTATGAATATCCTCCTGAAATTTTCTGCAACCAATCCTTCCAGGATGGCACACAACTGACGGAGACAAGTACACAGAAGACATACACAATCAACGACTGGACAAGATATAAGACAAGTAAGGAGACTCCAACGGCATCGACTGCGGTGTGGTATCGCAAGTACATATTCGATACTGCAAACGAAGTTTACGACAACTATCTCTACATGGAGAAGGACACCGTGAACTCATGGATTCAGTCTTGCGATGTCGAACTTCAGGCGGGTGACAAGATAGATATCGGCTTTGAGTTCAAACTTGAAGGCAACTTTGGCGGTGACATTCAGGTCATGCAAGTGCTTTTCAAGCGTGAGCGGTCATTGCAGTATCGGTACGGCCTTCAAAATGATGGCGAGTGGATACTTGCGACAACTGATTGGGATAGTGCGAACGTGCCATATATCAGCCTTCAGCTCGATGTGTCAACGCTTGCCAATGAATGGGGCACATATAGTGTCAGAAGCGAAGCGGTGCCTTATGCCGGGCGTGTGCGGATTTTGTTATATCAGCCGGCCATCGGATCCACGACATTCAACTATAAGGACATTCAGGTCACGATCAGACCGCAGAAGAATGGCGGGTACGATCCTGCCATCACCGGTGAGTATGATCGTTACACAATAGAGCGTGAGGTCAAGAAGGACTTTGAGGAGCAGATATTCCTCGATGACACTGACTCTGGCATTCAGAACGGCACGCTGTTCGAGAGCGATGGCGTGACAAAGCTTCTGCCTGAATGGTTCAGGCGTACAGACTTCAACGGAGATGTGGCAACCGATGAGCGGTATAGTTTCAAACGCCAGCACGCTCTTGCCAAGTGGTACATGAACAGAGGATACAAGACAAAGCTCGATGTCAACCTATTCGGCTTGAAGTGGGCAGACTCATTCGGTGACATCTATCCCATCGGCATCATAAACACAATCAAATTTGTGGATGATGCGCCGACAAAAATATTCGCCATCACAAACCTGAAAGAGATTGATTTTATGTCTTGCACATGGAGTGCCACGCTGATTGAGATTGTGGACACCACGATTGCCGACAATGAGCCAGGTGCGACAGATGTGCATACCTTTGATTACTATTACGAGTAAATTATGGCCGATCCGGTAAAGGGTGAAAATGTGGTCTTTTACGCAAAGCTTGGGACATCCTATTATCCCTTCGCGTGCGCCAAAGATGTCACCATCACCCAAACGACTGACAAGATAGAACTGGCACCATACACAACGGGCAAGTGGCGGTCTTATATCTACGGAAGGACAAGCGGCACCATCACCGGCAATGGCATCGTCAAGATTGATGCAGGAGTCGGAAAGTACAGCATCTTTGACCTTCTGAACTTCCAGACCGATCACATCATCGTGCTGACGAGATACACGCTGACTGATCCTCAAAGCAATCAGAAGACCTACGATGTGCCTTGTCTTATTGACGAGGTCACATTATCGGGCACGGTTGGGCAGTTCGCCACATACTCGTTCACGCTGACGATGTCGGGTGATCCTGAATTTAATCAGACACCGATCAACGATGCGCTGACTGATGTGGACTCCTACGACTACACCGCCACCGGAGGCGAGACAGTCATCAGCAATGCAGTACTCATCGGGGTGGATGTGCTTGACATCAGACGGAACGGCATCGGCCTGCAGGTCATTACCGCCGGCACTCCCACCGGCAGCCAGGTCAAGTTCAACTCTGGAGCAGGGTCGCTTGAGTTCGGGATGGCCTTGGGAGTCGATGAATACATCCTTGTAATCTATGTCGCTTAATGGTCAGCGTTAAAACATATCAAGTATTTACACCCGGCACATTTGTGAACACCTCCGGCATTGTTGCCGCTGATGTGATGGTGGTTGACCGGAACGGCATCGGCGTGAAGCACTCTACGCAGTTTAATACTGGCACATTTGAGAGTGATATTGTTGAATACCAATGGTACGGTGTTAAATTCACGACCAGACCATCCGGCACTTATCTCCTTGAGATGAGCGAGGTGATAACTTCAACTGACCGGACATACATTTATCGGGTTGGCCCTGCTCCTGCTGTCGGGTATGTATTTGCAGTTTATAGCGGGTCGAAAATAGCGCATTATCGCGTTCAGAGTGGTGACACTACCCAAGATGTGAGAGATGGGCTGCAAGCGGCCATTGACGCGCTCACATGGGGCTTCACGGTAACCACTACGGCAGTCGGCGTTAATAGCATCGAGGTGGTTGTCGGAGATGCAACAAATCAGCTCACCAACATGGTCGGTCTTGAGAAGTACAAAAATGGTTATTACACGATAATTGGCGGCACAACTTTCATTGTTTTTGAGCAGGAAAGCCTTACTTCGCAGCCATCTCTTCCAGCCGTTGCGGCATCCTATAATTACACCAATCTAAAGGCAACACCCGGCTTAATTACGGACTACCTAAATGAGCCGTTATTCATAATCAACTACGATGAAGGCGCGGCAACTTTAGCAAACATCAACGGCGTGCCAATACTTGGCAATGTGCCATCGAACGAGTGCGTGGTTTATCAGCCAGGTCAGAAGATATACTTTGAGCTGCCTTTGTTGGCAGGAGAGATCATAAACGTGATATCAAAATGAATATGAAACGACTACTTTCACTTGTTGCATTTTTTGCAACACTTCAAGCGTCAGCACAGCAAGTCAATCCCGTGCCGGATTATGTGTTCAGGAATCAGATGTCAGTCGGCAGAGGCACGGTTACCGACACCGCAGCATACTTCTCCATCGGGCCACGCTACGGAGCGAATAAAGGCTTCATGCCTCCGATTGTCGGGGATACTGCGACCTTCTCATCTGGTAAGCGCAATGGCTTGCTGATATTCTCCGTGCAGAAGAACAAGTTTCTGTACTGGGATTCGGTCAGGGTTCAATGGTCAGATATGGCCGGTAGTTCGGGAACTTACATCACCGGCACGGGCATCACCGGATACATCCCACAATTCAACGGAACGACAACCATCGATACCTCCGCATTATTCACTTTGGGCAGTCGCTTGGGTATCGGCACATCTTCATTTTCCTACACATCAGCCAGTTCGTCAATAGAACTGAACGGCACGGCAGGAGGCATCCTTGGATTCAAGCGCAACGATAGCGCAAGGGGTTACCTATGGCACACGGGTGATAACATGGAACTCGCTAACACCGTGGCAGGGGCGATATCATTCAACACGAACAGCGCAACAAGGGGGAGCATATCCTCCGCAGGCGTGTGGCGGTTGCACAATCTCGCAGG